GTCGAGGACCGAGCGCACACCGATCGGGCCCGCGTTCGGCAGCGCCCCGTCGGTGGTGACCAGTAGCCAGTCCGGCTCCACCGCCCCGGTCTCCCACCCTTTCGCCCGCAGCGTCGTCCCGTAGATCTGGAACCGCACCGTGAAGAACACCCCTGCGGCGTGCGTGCCTACGATGTTGACGGTCTCGATGTCGGTCTGTGTGCCGTTGACCCGCTTCTGGATCGTCAGGTCGATCGTCTGGTCAAGGTTGAAGCGCAGCCGGGCCAGATACATCGTGTTGGCGTTGACGTAGCGGGCGACGATGTGGGAGAACTGCGGGCCGCCCGCCGCGGTGACGCTCGTCGCCATGTCCGCCTGAATGTCCACATCGGCCAGCGACAGCGACGCGAGGACGCTGTAGCGGGAGGAGTTCACCGAGCCGACGGAGTGCGCGGCCACCGTGCCGCTGGTGGAGAAATCCGAGTTCGCGGCGTTGACGTTCGTCCATGCCTGCCCGCTGTCGGAGGTTCCCCACCCGTTCGCGGTGACCCGGGTGAAGGTGTCCGTCACGTGGTTGCCGATGGCCGTCACACGCATGACCTCGCCCCCGACACGCACGTCCAGCGGGAAGTCCCCGCTGTCCGTGGTCCAGCGAGTGAAGTCCTCCGTCGACGGGCCAACGGCGAGAGCCGTATCAGACGACGTCACCGACGAGAGGAGAGACGACCCGTCCGTGTCCAGCCGCGCGGCATCCGTGTCGAGGACGCCGACCGTGTACGGCGAGGCCGGCGCGCAGATGAACGTCAACTTGTGCTCGAAGCGGGTAAGGGACTCCTCAATGCCGAGGACGAGCTGGTCGATGGCGTCGTAGGACTGCCACGGCTCCGGATCCGAGATCTGTACGCGGTCGCCGAGTCGGAGCGCGAGGACCGCCCGCCGCATCTCCGGCGTGATCGACGGGTGGGCGAGGTTGACGGAGATCGAGGGGAAGCGGTCCTCATCCACGGTGCCCAAGTGGACCCGCCAGGCCGCATGGTCACGCACCACGGCGGGATCGGTGGCGGCAAGGTTCAGGGTGAGCCCGTTGCTCTCCCCGTACTTCCCGATCGCCGCCGTACCGAGCGGGCCCTCAGTCTCCTCGTAGGTCGCGGACACGGCGCCGACGGTGACGGTGAGGACGTTCTGGGTCTGCCGGTCGTCGTCCACCGGCACCGGAACCCCGTCGAGGTTGTACGCCGACACCGACAGCACCAGCGCCGCATCCTGATTGCTCAGGCTGGCCCGGGTCCGGTAGCCGAGCCCGAACCCGCTGCGCGACTCGAACAGCAGCCCCCCGTCGGCGAGACACGCCTCCTGCGCCAGCGTCAGCACGTTCTGCCGGCCCTGCGCCCCCAGCGCCACGGTGTCGTCGAGGTCGCCGACCCAGTCGAAGGCGATGCCCTCCTCACCGCACAGCCGCTGAATGCGCCGGCCTGCGGCCTCCCCGGTCGGGTGGATCGCGTCACCGAGATCGGTGATGTCGCTGATGGTGGTCTGCACCGTCACGTGGCCGACCGCGGCAGCGATGACGCCGGCGCTCCCGGCGAGCGTGTCCGGGGCCATACCGACCGAGGTGACGCGGGTGACCTGGGTGGAGACGAGACCGATCGTCGTGGAATCGGTGATGCCGCTGTCGACGTCCAGCACCCGCAGCGTCATCGACAGCGCGGAGCCGTTGTTGGACACCTCGACCGACACCCGCAGCTGCCGGCCGCGCGTGTCGAGGCTGATCGACGGGGTGCCCGATGTGGCGAGCGGGGACTCGTCGCCGTCGTATGCCTGCACCGTCAGCGTGCCCCGCCCGCCGAACGAGCCGACCCCGCCGGGCGGGTCGTTGTAGTGGACGTCGAGGTAGCGCAGGTTGTAGGCGCCCGCCTCGACGGCGATGCGGGAGATCACATCCTGGTCGGTGAAACCGTCCGCAGGCACGGCGAGGAGGTACCGCATCTGGTACTGGGTGACCGTGCTCGTGTCGTACTTGGCGATGCCGCCGGTCAGGGAGGCGCCGGTGAGGGTGGGCAGCGGGTCCGAAGCCTCGAAGCCGGAGTACGCGGCAAGGATCGGGTTGCCGGTCCACGTCATCGGGGACCCGTTGACGAGCGCCGACGCCAGGGACTTGGCGCCCTCGGCGTCCTCGCACGGCCAGTACCCCACCAGCCCGGTCAGGAGCGGCGTGGTGACCGCCCGGTAGATGACGGAGCGTTCCGGCGCCGGGCCCTGCGCAAGCTTCTGCAGGAAGCCGTTCACGGTGGCGTCGACCCACACGTGCTCGCCGGACCTGTCGGCGTTCGTCACCCACTCCGAGACCTCACCCCAGATCCGGTACGTCTTGCCGCCGTTGCCGTCCGGGACACTCACCCTGATCTGGGCGGCGTTCCAGTTCAGGGTGTCGTAGTACGGGCCCAGCGGGTTGCGGTGCGAGAACCTCGCGTCGTCGTTGAGGAGCTGCAGCGCCGCAGTGGACCGCTCAGTCTGCGAGCCCTCGCCGCCCTGGATGCCGTAGGTGATACGGACCTGGCCGGAGTTGTCGCGGACCATGCAGTAGTCAGTGATGTCGACCCACACCCCGGCGACGAGCAACTCCACCGTGACCGGCTCGCCGGTGGACGCCTCCCCGACGGCCCTGGCCGGTCCGGGGAGGTTGGCGAAGCGGCGGCGGAGCGCTGCGACGAACGGGGCGATGGTCTGCACAGGTCAGCCCACCTGCTGGAAGGTGATGAAGGTGCGCATGTCGGCGGCGGTGGTCGGGGTGGTGGCGCGGACGCGGAGGAAGCGGCTCACGGCGACGATGGGCCGGTCGTCCGGCATGAACGTCCGCACGTAGGACAGGCCGGACTCCCCGGACACCGAGCTGAGGGACACGGTGTCGAACACCCGTGTCGCGGTGATCGAGCCCTCGGCGGACGCTGTGTACCCGGTCGCCGAGGTGCCCACGGTGAGCAGCGTCGTCGGCCCGTTCGGGTCCAGGTTGACCACACCGGTCGCCGCGACGTGCGCGGTGACCGTCGCTGCCACGTCGGTCTGGAGCAGCTCCACCACGCCGTCGGCGCCGGGCGGGTCGTCGAGGGAGAAACCCCACTCCAGGATCTGGATCTGCGTGGTCGACGGTGTCGCCAGCTGCAACATGGTCTTGATCGCGGTCCCCGTCGTGACGCTGGCCTGAGCGGCCGTCGTCGGCGCGGGTCCGTTCCACACTGTGAATGGCACTCGCTGTTCCTCTCTACCTGCCGCGCGGTGGGCGCAGCGTCGCTTCCAGGCCGCCGCGGGCGCGGACTTCCTTGCGGCCCGTGTCCACCCACAGCTCGCCGAACTCGCGGTCTGCGATGGACAGCTGGATGACCATCACGTCGCCTGAGCCGACGGCCGGCGCGGCCCCGCTCCGGGGCGCACGGTGGCGGGGCTCGTTGAGCATCGACGCCCACGCCTGCTGCTGCATGCGCTTGGAGTCCGGGTTCGACCACACCCGCGACGCCACCGGCAGATCAAGCAGCTCCGGACCGTGCTCGCCCACCCACGTGAGATTCGAGCGGAGCCCGCCCGTCGCGGCAGCGCCAACGATGCCGCCGCCTGCCTTGCCCTTGAAGCCCTTCTCGATCAACCGCTCCATGGACTTCGCGAGGTCCTCCATGGACTTCGACAGCTTGTCCACCGTCGTCTGCCACGCCTTGACGAGCTTCTCCTGCGTCTTGATCTGCGACGCATACACGGCATCCGCGGTGACCTTGCCCGCGGCCGTCGCGGCGGTGCTGATCTGCGACTGAAGTTTGTTGAGCGACGCGATCTCCGACGACGAAGCGCTCATCAGCGCCCCGGCTGTCTCCAGGCCGCCGCCCTCGATACCGGCCTCGGCGATCTGCCTGATCAGATCCCCCGACAAGCCCTTGTTCTTCAGGCCCGTCAGAGCGCCGGCGAACGCGGTCGCCTTGTCCCGGCTCGCGGTGAGCCCACCCATGATCGAAGCCACGGTGACCGGCTTGTCGCCGTTCACGCCACGGGTGATATTCGCCGAGCCCAGGACCCCGGAGCGGACACTCTCCCGCAGCTGCGAGGCGGCCTGCTTCAGCTCGTTGAGGCGGTCCTTGGACTTCTGGAGCGAGTCGGACGCCTTGTCCAGCTGCCGCTCCCACTTCAGGAGCTTCTTGCCCGCGGAGTCCAACGCCCTCAGCAGGCTCTTCTCCACGCCGCCGTGCGTCGCCTTCATGATGATGGAGCGCCACTGGTTCAGCGCACCCACCAGGCTGTTGAGGGAGTCCGCGCGCGCCAGGTCGCCGACGATCTCCGAAGACTTGTAGCCCGCCATCCGCCCGAAGTGGGAGATCGTCAGGTCGCCGGTGGCCGCCTTACGGGCCTCCCGCTCCGCCTTGGTGACGCCGCCCTTCGCGAACCACTGCACATCCCCGCCGAGCATGCTGACCGCCTGTGCGGCCACCTCACGCGACCGGCCCCGCTTCGCCGGGCTCAGCGGGATGTACGCCTCGCCGCCCGTCTCCGGCTCACCCCACACCCGCCACGACCCCGCCGGGGCGATCTGCGCGACATGGGACTCATTCCGGACGCCGCCGTTCGCGTAGAAGCTGAGGATGCCGCCGTCCGCCTTGTTCAGGACGGCGCCACCGATCGCGGAACCGACCTGCCGGTAGGCGACGTTGATGTACGAGGTGCCCACCACCCGCCCGGCGATCCCG